GCCCTGCGTCACTCCAGTGGGCAATCCACCCCCTGCAAGGGCGGCATCAATACCGCCAGCGGCTGCGCCGCCTCTGGCTAATCTTGCAACAGCGGTAGCAGATAATCCCAGACCCTCTCCAACTTGGGACAAAATTAATCTTCTAGATTTTCTATTCATGTTTTGTAGCTGTGGAAGAAGCTCTTTCGTTTTTTCAGACAAAATCTGTTGCTGTTCTTCTTGTGTGGCAAATGCAAAGCTTGTCGCATTAAAACTAATTCCGAACTGTCTGAAAACCGCTGCTAGCTGACCACCGGCCTGTTGGGCACCTTCAATTGTGTCAAAGCGATCTAACATGCCCTTAAGCTGCCCAACAGCTAAACCGGTGCGCTGTGACGCCAATTGAAACCTTAAAAACTTAGATAACGTTTCTTGAGAAGATAGGCCTTCTGCAAAAGTATCAAGACTTTGTTTGGCACCGGTAAATACTTTTTTAAAGTCCATACCAGTTTGATCTGAAAAGGCGGCTATCCTTCTAGAAAACAAGTTAAAATCAGATGGGCTTTGTTTAAAAAGTATTCTCAGGTCTGTAAATGCATCTGTTGACTCTTTTGTGCTGACCCTAAATCGATTCAATTGAGTAATCGTTGGTGATAACTGTTCAAAAGTATTTTGTAAAGCAGGCCCTAAAACAACTGACAACGAATCATTTAAACGTAACAGTGCCTCAGCCGAGTCCGCAGTTGTGCCGCCAAATTGAGCAACGGCAGTCTGAGTTCGTATTATCGATTCTGTAAACGAATTTGCCTTACCTATTCCTTGATCAAAAGCGCCGACAAATTGTAGTGTACCAGCCCTAAGTTTAACAAGGTTGTCTGTAAAAGCTATGACAGTCTTGGTAAACCCCTCAAGGCCACCAGTAAAATCTTTAACTGACTTATATGCGTCTGTAAATCCAGAGCCAAGTGAATCAACGCCTTTGCCCAAAAGAGATATATTATCATATGCAGTTAAGGCAGGGGCCTCTAAAGCGGATAAAGCAACTTTTGCTGCCGCTCCAGCAATATTCATGCTGTTTAAAGCATCGGTGGTGTCTCCCACCGTTTTATTTAGAGCGCCAACTTCTGCCGTTGTTTTTTTAATGTCTGCCATGTATTAATTAGAATCAGAGCCTGCTTTTTTCATCATTCTCCATTTTACGCTTCACATAATCTACTGTCTTATTTATTATCCATCTTCTAAGGGCGACTGGAATTGAGTACAATTCCAAAAAATTCCACCCATGATCTACTTTCATATAAAAAATAGTCTCATATACATCATTAATATATTCACTCGTCAAACCGAAAAAAGTCGGGGCCAACTGGCAGACCTCCCCGAATGACGTAAGAACAATTTTCACATTCGTGTTTCAATTCATATGAAACGTCAGGTATTAGTTTTTGATAAACATCTTGTATTTTTTTAGAATCCCTTAGTGGCATTGTGGTAATAAAATTATTGATAGGGAATATATCACTTGATTTATTAACACTTGTTATTATTTGTCTGTATCTTTCTAACAATAATTCTTCGGGTAACCCATGCTTTACTTTTTGTTGAATTCTTTTTTCTATTTGTTTTTCATCTAAACCAGTTAATATCTTCATCGTAACATTTGCTTTAGAAACTGGCAATTCAACTTCAACTTCACCACGATCATTAAAGATCAATTCGGGATCAGGGGTTTTTATCCCCACTTCGTCGAGATCGATGTTTGTTTCTTGTTTATTTTGACAATTCGGGCAAACAACATCTACAACGTAGTGTTGGCCATATGCATTTTTCCGAGCATTCACTATAATTGCACTTTTATCGCCAGATAACAGTGTAGAGGCATCTATATTATCAAGAGTTATACTCTCAATCAATCTTTCAAAAGTAATTCCTCTTTTAATATAAGAGGGGGTCATTAAAATATCCTCCTCTTTTGCTGTCATATAACGCACTTCAACTTCTTCTTTATTGTGCCAAGGGTGGTTTTCAGGATAAAATCTTCCCTGAGATGGTAATTCCACTATATCGGTTGGAACACGGTAAACAAACCCGCTTTGTGGGGCTTGGTTCATAGATGGCATGTTCGGGGCCATCATTCTTTCATCATTTCTCATTTTTCACCTATTTGTGTTTGTTATCTTGCTGGTATAGTCGGGGGCGGGGCAGCACCTTTATAATCATAAGTTGCCCAATCATATTGTAAAGTAATGCGCATGGTGGTTAATAGCTCGCCATCGTAGCTATATTGTGACGGTGCCATTGCAACAACCATTGCATTTCTTAGTTCCCATTCCTCAACTGTATCTCCATCTGGGTTTATAGCTCTTATTTTAACAGGTCCGAGAGATTGTGTTAAATCTCTTTTTGATAAATCTTTAATGAAAGTATTTTGATGGATTGGACCCATTAAATCACTTGGTTGTTCGTATGCAGTTTTTAACAATTTATCCATATATAAGCCTGCAACTGAATTCACTGCGTCTAGGGAAAATATTTCAACCAATGTAAACGAAACATTGGCCCACTTTAAAGTTGTTGGATAATTAAATTCCCAATTTAAAAGCTTATATGAATTGGTATTAATTGTGTAGGATGGGCGCTCAACGTCTTTAACGTATGCGGCATCGATGCCTTGTAAGCTTAAAATAAAACGATATTGCTGCTGCAAGTCGTTGTAGATATGCTCTCTGGATATATTATTCTGTTCAGGATAGCCTATCCTTGGCGTAATACCTCTGGTTAAAGAAGAAAATAATGACATACTACAATAAATAGATTATTGTTTTATTTTTAATTAGCATCAAGAAGATCTTGGTTTATTTCAACTTGAGCGTAATCATATACGAGTGTTACCGAAATGTTCAACAAGTCTTCACTGTCGTATGATAAATCACCATACTGAATCTGTGAAATCCAAGTGTTTTTTAAAGTCCAACGCTCGGCAATTTGTCCATCCGCATTAATAACCTTAATGGAGATCTCACCCAAACTATTAACAAACTTTCGTTTTGCAAACGTAAGACGGTAATTATTTGGATCTTCAGTCCACTGGTTTGGTCTTTTATAACCAGCATTCTCTAACACTCTCAAGAACTCCCCGGCGACGTCTACATTGATGGGGTCAACAAGAGTTATTGTTAAGTCGTTATAGCTTAACCGGCCGGGGAATTTAAACTGGTGCCCTAAGTAATTGTGAGTTCCGCCTTTGGAAACTGTATACTGTGGACGGCCAGATGTTTTAATTACCCAAGCTGGAATTTCACCGATGCTCATTAAAAATTTAAATTTTCTTTTCGGTTCAATACTTGGGCCTGCCCAAGGTGGTAGTGGATTTCCTGCCATACTCTTTTATCTCCTTTTAGTCCTCAAAAGATGCTCCAGTGTTAGTAATTACAAAGTCTACTGCGATAAACTCAATGGCTCTTGCTGGCTGCAAGAACACTTTAGCATACAAGATATTTTGATCAATAAGATCTGGAGTTGTAGTTGTTTCATCTAAAATCAACTTGTAGGCTGTCAAACCAAATCGAGCTTGAACGTCTTGTAGGAATGGTTCGGCTCGACCAATAAACCTGTCCCACGTTTCTTGCACATTTGGCTCAAAGAGAAGATCGTTTGAAATAGCCGAGATACCTCTCTTTACATGCAATAGCAATCTGCGCACATTAATTCTGTCCAACGCACTGCGGGTTTGTTGCAATGTCTTCTGACCAAAGATTACGATACCTTCATTTGGAAATGAAGCAATCGGGTTAATGTTAGCGTCATAAAGATCATCACGATCACCAGAAGTTAGCTTGTGAGTTACAGCAATAACTGGCAAACCAGCAACGCCGCTGGAGAGTCCACCTCGGTTAAAGCCAGCCGGGGCAAACCACGGTGCTTTAACTCTGTCTGTGTAAGACATGGCACCCAATGCTGGGATGCTTGGGGGAACATATACGCTGCTGCCCTTTAAAGTATCACGGATCTGGACCCATGGGTAGTAAGCGCAGCCGTAGCTACTATTAATTGACCTGTCCTCTAGAGTGCTTACAACCGTTCTTGGCTGAGAAGCAACAGTCGGCTTAACGTTGCCCAATGAGCCTTCATGGGCAGCGGTAAATCCGTTGTCATCCAAATCAATGATGGCTAATGCATCAGATCTCGCCTCAATTGTTTCTAACAAGTGGCTAGTCAAACCCTTTGCCGTAATAGCTGGCATTGTTGCAATGTTATATAAAACAAACTCAGGATCTTTAATTGAATCAATAACTTCTTTTACAGAGTTATATGCATAATTTGTCAATTCATCACCGGAACCTAAAGCATTTGTCCCAAACGGGTCTTTATGTTTGATATTTGTGCCGTCTGTGCCGCCGACTAAAGGCATGGTGAAAGAGTTGACGGGCGATTCTCCCGCAGTTGTTGGCTTGAGTAAGTAAGAAGAACCACTCAATGCAGTGACCGACTGGCCGCTAGCTCTTGAACCACTCAAGTAAGTGTAAGAGCCGCTGGCTGGCGTGTATATAATATCATCCAACGAGAAGATGTAAGAGAATTCTGTAATGTTAGAAGTCGCTGCATCCACCTCAGTACCTTTGGCAAGCGGTCGGGCAAAGTCAAATACCGACTCGTTGAAAGTGGTTGATGTGTCTGACTTACCAAACCATGCACCCCAGAAGGCCTGACCGTTGTTAGATAGCCCATCTTGACTAGATGATAGTCTTAAGCGTTGGTGCGGGAACTTAAACATTAGCGATGCAGAAGCGATCTGTGACGCTGGTAATACAATCTTATTCTCATTACTATCAGTAACTGAACTTCTGCCTTGAATTATTGAAGCATTGGCTGCGACGGGTTCAGATGAAAGGCTCTTATCGATGCTGGCCTTTTCGTAGATTGCATCTTTATATTTAATTGGACCATAATAACCAAATGGTAAATCATTTGAATCTGGTGCGGAAATAACTGTTGGGTTAATATCCACCCTTATAAATTTAGATTTATTTGGGTAATCTCCCTTTTCTACCAATCGTCTCTTTGTAGAATCAAATTCTAAGTATGAATCACCAATCTTTCTTCCAATAAAGTTATCGGAATCTGGATTTAAATTACAATTATTAAATCTTTCCATAAGAGTAATTGATTTGTCTTTATCTTTAATATCACGAACCAAAACATCAAATTTTGCATATGGGTCCGAGCTTAAAGTCGATTCACGAATATTAGTTACTGAAACTTTTAAATTTCTATGTGCCCATTCGCCATGGTCAAGAGCAATAAATCTAAACAATTTCTTTTTTGTGGTCGGGGCATAGCTGCTGGTTTCCCCAGTATCTCTGGTGATAACCCATCCGGTTCGTGGATCCTGTTTAGCCACTCTTCTGTCTGCGTGTTCATATGCAGTTGTATGAGCGTTATCCGTAGACAATGCCATGACAATGCCCATATAGCTTGCGTCGGTATTGTGGGTGCCGTCAGCTTGGCCACCAGTTGCTTGCAAGTTGCTAGCAAAATCATTTTCATAAGTTTCACCCAGCCAGTATAATTCTAAATCATCTGTTGGGGTTGTGTTGCTGTCAACCTTTGTTGGGTCAACATTGAACACCTTTCTAGCATAATTTGCACTAGCTTCAGTTAAGTTAAATTTAATTGTTTTTGTTGCAGACCCGCCATTCATAATGGCCAACTTGAAATTTCCACTTGAATCTGAACCAACGAACTTGCCAAGGACGCCAGTTTCAGTGGTGCCATCTAAGCCAGTGCCAGAAAGGCCAACATGGGCTGTGTCACCATACCAAACGGCTGCAAGCGAGCCGGTTGCAGTAATTGTTGTTTCACCTGCCGACGCTGATAATGCGTTCGGGAACAAGAACAAGCCAAAAGCACCGCCAGCGCTGGCTGCTTCGTCGGTTCCGCCTGAAAAGGCCGAAGCGAATGATGCGGTAGTGCTTGTGAAGGTCATTGCCTTTGGGCTTGGTGGAGCGCCGCCGGGGCGGGTTCCAGTGCTTATTGTTGTGTTGCCGACCGTACCCTTAACAGTTTGGAATAACTTATACCCGCCATGATTACTTGCATATGGCGAATCAAGAGATGCTGATATACCAAACGATTGACTGTTAATCGCAGTTACAAGCTGCTGCGCCATGTGTCTTGCGCCACTGGCGCTGTGTGAACCTGTTTTAAGCGCAACGGTCACGAGTGGCGTGTGGGTAGAACCAGATGTAAAAACACCGTTTAGAGAGTTGGGTGCGGTTCCCGACATATCAAATATAAGCTTTTCCCCAAGAGCGTCTATTAGCGTGATTGTGCCATAACTCTCTGGGATAAACGAAGCTGTGTTAACAAATTCGCCACCAAAGGCTGATGCGGTGGTATACGCAGTATACGATATGTCACTTATAATATTGCTTGTTTTCCAACCTGCGACACCAGTTGTTTTATTAGCGTGTTCTTTGCCCATTAAACGCACAACTGTGCAAGTCGGGCTATTTTTTAACCATGCTTGTGCTGCATAAGAAGCATATGTGGGGGCGGAGAAGTTTCCATATCTCCAAGGGTCTGCTGCGTCTCCGCCGGGGTGAGGCTCACTAAAGATTGAAACAAATTCCTCAAACGAATCAACGGTCACGGGGCGCATACCCGGACCACTTACGGTGCGGCCAATAATAATTGGGCCTTCCGCCGCTG